CAAGGCTGGCAACACTCTTGACGCTGATCAGACGGCGCTGCTCGACGCAGTGCGCGCCAAGCTAGGCGCAGCACCCGAGCCCGTCATTGAAGCAACTGCCCCGGCTGGCGAGCACCACACCATTGTGGCAGCCCGCCTGAAGTTGGAGCAGTTGAAGGGATAAACTCCCGTTAGCCCACGCGCCACGGTCGCTCTTGCCTGATCATCAGGGGCATCGGATAGGTGGCTCGGCGTATTGTGTAAACCCAGATAGTGAAAGGAGTCCAACATGGACACCGTCAAGAATCTGGCTGAGAAGCGCGCCGCGCTGTTGACTGATGCTTCGGGCATCGTTGCAGATGCAGCAGCCAAGGGCGAAGCCCTTTCGGCTGAGGCTCAGGCTCGTTTTGACGCCCTTACTTCGGAGGCTTCAGTTGTTGCTTCCGCAATCCAGTCAGAGAAGATCGCTGCTGAGGCCCGTGCCGCAGCCGACGCTGCTCGCTCGGAGAAGGCTGTTGCCTTCGCCCCTGCGGCTGAGTCGAAGCGCGACCTTTCCGCTGAACTTCGCCGCATCGCCCGTGAGGGTGGTGAGGTTGAGCTTCGTGACATCACGAAGGCGACCTTCACGCAGCAGGTTGAGCAGGGAGACCGCTTTTGGATCACTGCCGGTCAGGTCAACGTCTTCGTAGACCCAGCCGTCACGGAAGTGCTTCAGGTTGCCCGTGGCAACGTGATCGCACTCCCACGCACCACCGCTCTCGGCACTGCCGCTGCAGTGAACGAAGGCGCAAACATCGGCGAGAGCGACGGGACGAACTCGTCCCTCAGCCTGACCCCAGTCAAGTACGCCACCCTTCTTCAGGTTGGCGTTGAGACTGTTCAGGATGAGCTCTTCGACGTAGCCTCATGGGCCACGTCCAAGATCGCTGCTGAGCTGGCTGTCGCACACGCGGCAGTTGCGGCGCCTGCTGTTGCTGCTGCTGCCACCGTTGGCAAGCAGGGCGCGGCAATCGCTCCGACCTATCAGGACTTGGTGTCATTGATTTACTCGGTGCGCCAGCAAGAGCGACGTGCTCCTAAGCGCGGCTTCCTCATGAACGACACCACGCTTGGTGCCGTCATGGGCTTGGTCGACGGCGCGAGCCGCCCGATCTTTGTGCCGGGCGACCAGAGCCGACCTGACACGATCCTTGGCTTCCCAGTGTATTCAGCGCCACTCGCCGACAACGGCGACGAAGCTCTGAGCGTGCTCTTTGGAAACCTAGGCGCCGTGTACACGGCCATTGCGGGAGCGCCTGCAATCGAAGCCGACCGCTCCTATGCGTTCAACGCTGGGCTCATCACGTACCGCGGAATCCTCCGCGGCGCGACCGGGCTCATCGACCCGAACGCAGTGAAGTCGTTCAAGGGCGCCAACGTCTAAGCCTGACGGCTTGACGCTGGCTGAAGGGGAGTCGGGCTTCGGCTCGGCTCCCCTTCACCACTTACAGGAGGCAGCATGAAAGTCAGACTCATCTACAAGCTGGAGGGGCTCCGCAATGGTCAACGCTGGCCCGCCATTGGCGGCGAGATTGACCTGCCAACCAGCGAAGCTATCAACCTCATCAGCCACGGCTACGCCGTGCCAGTGCCCGTGCCACAGGTGCAGGAGCGTGCAACGCTTGAGCAGGAGCCTGAGCGCGCTACACTCCCGAAGACAACCTCCAAGCCACGCAAGGGGAGAAACTAATGGCAGTCTCAAGCGTTCAGAAAAGCATCAACGCATCCACGCCGACGCTGCTCGTTCAGGCTGACACTGACGGCTGCATCGTCTACCTGCACACGCAGGTCACCATCTGGGTGGGCGGAGCGACCGTGAGCAGCAGCACCGGGATGCGCCTTGACTCAGCGGCTGGGCCCCTAGAGATTCGCCTGCAACCTACTGATGCGCTCTATGCCGTGAGCAACTCGGGCACCCAGACGGTCACCATCATGACGGTGGGCAACTGATGAGCTACGCCACCCTTGCCGAGTTCAAGAGCAGCATCGGGATCACTGACACCACTGACGACACGCCGCTGCAGTCATGCCTTGACGCTGCCGATCAACTCATCAACAACTACGTCGATACGAAGGTCGGCTTCGGACAGACGGCAAGCCAGACGCGCTACTACACCGCCGACCGCTTTGACTTCGTCCTCACTGACCCCATCGTATCCGTCAGCCAGTTGGCGACGGACATCAACGGCGACGGCACCTACTCGCAGGTGTGGACGTCCAACGACTACGTGCTGGCTCCGCGCAACGCTGCGCTGGATGGTCGCCCCTACACGGAGATTGACACCAGCCCGTTCAGCAATGCCGACTACAACTTCCCCGTCGGATACCTTGAAGTCAAGGTCACTGGCGTCTTCGGCTGGCCCTCAGTCCCGGCAGCCGTCAAGCAGGCGGCGCTGATTCAGGCGGGCGCAATCTGGTCAAGCCGCACCGCCCCCTTCGGCGTGATCGGCTCGCAAGACTTGGGCGGCGTGCTTCGCATGAGCGCAGCCCTCCACCCTGAAGCGCGTGCTCTTCTCGAAGCCTACCGCCTGCGCGGCGGGCTTGCCATCTGATGAACGACCTCACGATTCATCAAGCCGTAGCGGCTCGCCTAGTCGCAGCCACGAAGCCAGCGGGGTACACGCTCCGAGCAGCCCACGCCACCCCACCCGACAATCTCGCCGTGGTGCCTGCAGCCGTCTGCATCCCCGGCGGCGACAGCATCTCCTACGGCACGGGCGGCAGCCGCACCACCGTGCTCACGGTCAGCGTGACCATCTACACGCAAGATCAGGCTGACATGGCCCGCAAGTACGCCGACCTCCTCACGTGGCGCACGTGGCTCCGTGGCGTGTTCGACGGGCAGGTGCAGCTCAACACAGCCGACGTCGCTCAGGCGATCGTTGCAAGCACTACACTCGGCACTGACACTTGGGCAGACGTGACGTATCTCACGATCACGGCGGAGCTGCAGGTGAGCATCCTTGAAGGAGTCAACGTCAGTGCCTGATACGCTTCGCACGCTGAAGGTCAAGGTCGTTCAGCCCCGCGCTGAGGGCAACCCATACCTCCCAGCGTCTGACGACGTTGTCGAACTGGACGCCGCAGTTGCCACATCGCTGGCAGCCAGCGGGCTCGTTGAAATCGTGGACAATAAGCCCAACGCCAAGACGGCGAAATCAGAGAAGGAGTCATAAGTCATGCCAACGCTAGGCGCTAAGTCTTTCACGAAGGTCGTCGTCAAGAGCGAGAGCGGCTATGGCACGCCTGCAAGCTTCAACGACGCCAACGGCGAACTCCTTCACACGGACATCGTCGGCATCGTTGACCCGGGCGTGACCGTTGACTTGGCTGACGATAAGAGCGTCGGCATCCGCCCACGCCGCGTCGCCGCTTCAGCAACCATCACCGCCAAGGCTCCAGTCGTCAGCTTCGGCGAAGCGCCTGCGTCACTCCGCACGCTGCCAATCATCTTCGATTCACTCGCCACCATCACCCCAACGGGCTCGGGCCCGTACACGTGGGCGTACGCTCCAAGCCAGACGGACGTTGACACGCTTGAGACCTACTCGCTCTACGTCACGGACGGCGTGCAGAAGTTCATCATCGACGGCTGCGTGCCAACGGAGATCACCCTCAGCGCCGATCAGTCGGGCCTTCTGCAGATGGGCACCACGTGGGCTGGACGCGCACTGAGCACCACCACGGACACCAGCACCGCTGCCTTCGCCGCGCAGTACTTCATCCCGGGGCGACTCTTCGGACTGAAGACACACGGCTCCATGATCACTGCGAAGACGGGCACGGGCACCGCCTACTCCAGCTTCATCACGAACTGGAGCCTCACCCTCATGCCGGGCGCAGCCCCGCTGCAGGTGCTCAACGGCTCCACCACGAACGTCAACGCTGGCGGCGTCGCCTACACGGGAGCCCTTGACGGCACCCTTGAGTTGACCATCGCATCGAACAGCGCCGCCACCAGCGCCTTCCCAGTCGGCGACATCGGCACCACGAAGTTCGTTCAGGTGCAGGGACTTGACGCCAACGGCTTTGGCTTCACCGCCAACATCTGCGGCGTCGTTGAGAACGTCAGCGTCATTGGCTCGGAGAGCGACGGACTCATCTTGAACACCGTGACCCTACAGCTCGCCAGCAACGGCACGAACTCGATTCTCTGCTGGGTGGATTCACCACTCTCGGCGCGTCCATAAAGTAGCCCGCACTTAGCGGGGAGGAGGAGCACATGGCAGGCACCGCAACTGATCCCGTGATCGTTCACCTAGACGGTGACTTCGCAGGATGGCACGCAACCTTTCGCCCACTCACACGCATCAGCGCCCGGGTGTTGATTGACCTTGAGAGCGAGAGCATGGCGACACGCTTGCAGGCTTACACGAAGATGATCCTCAGCATTGAAGGCTGGAGCGATCTTGACGGCACGCCTACCAGCGACCCGCTTGAGGCACCAGTGCAGGCCCTTGAAAACGCTGCTGAGAAGTTTATTGCTGAGGCTGCTGCACTCCCAAAAGCGTAAGGCTTGCCGCCCGGCAGATTAGCCTTGGGCAAGCCGTCAAGCCACCGCCCGAGATCATCTTCCACATCTTGGCGAAAGAGTTCGGCAAGTTTCCGTGGGAAGTCGAAGAAGCGCCGCTAGACTTAGTCGTCAAGGCGTGGGCACTCTACGCCGAACTGCAGCCGAAAGAAGTGAAGCGTGGCCGCTAAGGGCAACGAGAAGGTCAGAATCTTCGTCACCCCTCAGTCGCTCAAGGCGACGGACGAACTGCGCCTTGGCTTCTTGGAATCAAGCAACCCGCGCAAGTTCAAGGCAATGCTGCAGCTCGCCACCCTGAACGCCGCCCGCACCATGGTCAAGCCGATCAAGGCAAAGGCACCCGTGCGCACTGGACGCCTAAGGGGCGCTATCGCTGCGCGCAAGGGTATAAACGACCGCCCCTCCAGCGTTGTCGGCGTGAAGGCGGGCAAGAGCCGGGGCGACATGAAGGGCGCATGGTATCGCTGGTTTTCGGTGAGTGGCACATCTGGGGTGAGAAACACGAAGACACGGGGTAGAGTCAACGTCAAGCGCATCGCTGGGCGTGACTTTGTCAAGGACGCCGTCACTGAGCCGAGCGTGCAGGCTCGTGCCATTGAGGTGCTAAACAACACCGTCATGGCGTTCTTAGACGGCAAGATCAAGTTCAGGGGAAGAAAGGGCTGACATGAACAAGGGCACCATGAACATGGTCATCAAGGCGATCGACGACGCCACGCCCACACTGCGAAAGATCGGGAAGGGCTTCGGCTCGCTGAAGAAGGCAGGCTCCGCCCTTGGCAGTGGATTGAAGACTGCAGCCGTTGGCGCCTTGGCAATCACTGGCGCCGTTGCTGCCTTCGCCATCGCTGCCACCTCCGCCGCTGCAGACGAAGAGAAGCAGATCGCCCGGCTCAACGGCGTGCTCAAGACGCGCGGCATGCTCACGGACGCCAACAGCGCCGCAGTTGAGAAGCAGATCGGCAAGCTCGAGAATCTTGCGATCGCTGACGACGCCGTGCGTGAGAGCCTAATCGTTGCCACTCAGTTCACGAAGAACTTCAACGACGCTCTCAAGATTCAGAACGTTGCCGCCGACGTTGCAGCAGCCAAGGGGATCAGCCTAGAAGAAGCCACGGCACTCGTTGGCAAGGCGTATCAGGGCAACACGAAAGGACTGAAGGGGCTCGGCGTAGAAGTCAAGAAGGGTGCCAAGGGCATTGACGTCCTAACCGCCGTGACGAAGAAATACAAGGGCGCGGCTGAGGCTGCAGCCAACACGACCAGCGGCAAGTTCACAAAAGCTCAGCTCAAGTTCAACAACATCATTGAAGACTTCGGCGCCAAGTTGCTGCCATACGCCAACAAGGCGCTGGACTTCATCAGCGAAACTGCACTGCCAGCACTCAGCAGCGCCTTGAACACGGCGTTCCCGATCATCGAGAAGGTCGGCAAGGGGCTGGCGGATACCTTCGGGCCGATGATTCAGGACAACATCAACAACATGACGAAGCCGGGCGGCGTGTTCGACTCCGTCGGCAAGGTCGTCGGGCCCATCTTCGGCAAAATCAGCGAAAGCGTCGGCGGGCTGATTGAGAAACTGACGGGCCCGGGCGGCTTGCTCACTGCACTCGGCGACGTCATCGGCACGCTCTGGGGCGACGGCAAGGGCCCACTCGCCACGGCAGTCGGCGCAATCGGCAACATCATGAGCCTGCTGATTGACACAATCGCCAACATCGCGGGCGCTATCGCTGGGCTGATCACTGCAGTGGACGACTTCTTGAAGGCGTTCGGCAAGGCGTCGGACGTTAGCAAGGGCGCCTCATACGATAAATACATGCGCATGGGTGGCAACATTACGCCAACAGCACCCGGCACAATCGTTGACCAGTACGGCGTGCCAGTCATCACCGTCAAAATCGGCGAGAAGAGCGTTGACTCCATCGTGACTGACTCGCTCGGGCGCATCGTCACCACCTTTACACCGGGGCGCTAACTCGTGGCGACGCATCCGTTCGCCATCATCGTGGACGGCGTCAACAGCGGCGCCAACATCCTTGACGACTACAGCACCGCCAGCCCGAGCACGCCATGGGTTGACCCTGAGAGCGTCAGCCTCACGCAAGACGCAACGGGCGAAGGCGGCGCTCTCTCGTTCGACGTGGTGCAGGTGAAGACTCCAGCGGGCGGGCCATGGTGGAAGTCAGGCAGCGTCAACGACAACGCCCGCGTCCAGTTTCAGGTCAGCGGGACGACGACCTTCTTGGGATACATCACCAGCATCACCGCCGAGCTGGCAGAGAACGGGCTCGGCACGCGCGCCAGCGTGACCGCTGCAGCGGCGTCATCGTTCATGGAGAAGATCATCGTCTACAAGGGGCGACTGGTGACGGGCACGAAGAGCGACTTCACGGGCAACTTCTTGATCGGCTCAGGCAGCACCACGGATCAAGCCAACGTGACGCAACTCGTTGCCAAGGCAGACGCCGCAATGGCGTTCAGCGGCGGCACCAGCGGGCGCACCGCCAACCGCCTGATCGTCAACACGAACACCACGCCCGCCTACACGGGGACAGCCGTCCCAGTCGGGCAGTTGCTCATGGTGCCGGGCACGTTGCGCGCGTGCCTTGACACGATCAAGCAGGCAGCCGAAGCGATCGACGGCGAAGAGCGCCGCTTCTGGGTGGCGCCCAACGGGCGAATCAACTATGCCCGACTGGGCAGCGCCGTGCCAACCTACGCCACGGCGCCGTTCAAGATCGTCACCACGCCGACCTTCTCGCCCTACGGCTCGACCTCAGCAGCTGCAACGCTGCAGGCGCGCAGCCTAAACGTCACGCTCGACCATGACGTCATCATGAAGAAGGCACGCTTCGTCATGAACGAAGTCGTCAGCAAGTATGACGCCAAGATCAGCGGCGGCGCCTACACCGTTGCCGACCCGTACGGGCGCGTCTATGACGAAGCAGCGCCAGATGGTGCAGGCATGACCACTCGCAACGGCCCACGCCCAGAGACTCTGATCACCGTCACGCCGATGCCAAAGCGCACCCCCGGCAGCGTCCAGTGGAGCGACAAGATCACGGACTACGGCAAGAAGTACTTCGGGACGAACACCTACCCGAACCGCGCCGCTCCACAGCGCAGCATCAC